TTCAGTACTATTTATATGGTCTTGTAAACCACTTCTACTTGCAGAATCAGCTAAACGAGTTTGTACAGTTCCGTTAGTTGGTATGTAGGATGTAGCGTAGGATTGTTGTTCTAGTTGTGCGCCGAATATATAATTCCCATCTCCATTAGGAATACTTGAAGCTGATAAACTGTCATCAGCTGGTGTTAAATAAATACCACAAAATTTAGATGTTGTATCTGCTGTAAAAGTTGCTGAACACCTATACCATCCATTACCATAATCTTCCATTTTACTTGTTACAGTACTTGTCCCTTTTACACCTAATTCTAAATCAAAATAACTAAAAGTAACTGGATTTAAACCTACAATACAGATAAATCTTACTTCTCCTTTTTTAGCGAAACAAGAAAAAATATAAGTTGCACCTTGTGTAACTGTTGCAGTAATATTTGAATACGCTTGATTAGTTGCGTTATTTGTAATTATTTTTTTAACATTGCTTTGTCCACTTGGAGAAATAACATCACTTGTTATTATGTTAGTACTTGATTTTTGCCAATTATCCAAGCCTTCACTATAAGTAACTAAGTTCGTACTCTGAGGCTCTAACAGTAAACTAGGGCATCCACTAGATGCAACTTCTTGACCAGTAATTTCTTTAACTGATACGTTGTCTATTGACAAAGTACCATTCATATACCTTGCAAAAGAAAAAGTTGCAGTTGTAGGTTTTACATAAATAGTATAAGTTCCGTTAGCATTAAAATCTTGTACTTGTGATGCATCTCCAGTTCTTAACCTTACAAAACCAGAGCCAGTGTAATCGGATATTGTAAAGGTAACTTTATTTATTTTTCCAACTACTGATACATCTTGAGATAAAGTAGAGCCGTCCTCACCAGACGCGACAACTGCTTTTCCATTTGATACTGACCATCCTGTTCCCTTAGTCCAATTACTATCAGTATCAAACCCACCATTAGTAACAAGTTCACTACCATAAGTATCTTGCCAAGTAATATTATCATAATTTAATCTTGGTAAATCAGTAGCGTCTGTGATTTCTTTGATTGAGATGTTGTCAATATCCATCACACCACCTTCTGAAACAAATCTAAAAATAGTCTGACTATTTGTTAAAGTAATTTCTTCGTTATAAGTACCATTGGCATTTCTTGTAGTTCCGTTTTCGTTGCTATTTCCAGTAAATCTAAAAAACACATCTCCACTTGCATAATTTGATATAGTAAAAGTAACTTTATATTTACTGCCACTTGTCGTAGATAAAGATTGGTCTAAATAACCCCAGTCCAACGCTTTAGCCTTACCATCTCCCATAGACCAACCAGAGCCAAAACTCCAGTTCTGACCGACTTCTTTGACTGATACATTTGAAACTTTGTACGTTGCATTCGCTTCATCACAAGTAAATTGTATGCTAACATCTCCAGAGGCTGGACTAAATTCAAAAGTTTCTGTTACTGCATCTCCACCAGCTACTAAAACACTACCAGAATAAATACCACTTTGGCTAGTACCATTAGATGACGAACTAAACACAGTAAAAACACCATTAGTAGAAGCAGTTAATAATTGCATTGTAGCAGTCATTCTATACTTTTTAGTATCGGATAATCCTAAGTTTTGATATACACCTCCACTAGCATTACCAGTACTATTATTAAATACAAGTCCACTGCTATCAACTGATACAATTTGCCCATCTTTTACATTCCAATTTTGACCGACTTCAACGACTGAAACGTTGTCTACTGAGCCTATAAAGTCAGAATTTTCTGAAGTAAAAAATAGTCCAGTATTAGCATTAGAATCAGCTTTAACATAACCAGTATATGTTCCAGAAGTAGATTGTGTACTTCCAGCCCAAACTGCTCTTGAATCTCCTAATCTAACGCTACCACTTGTTATTGTGTATGTAACTGAATATTTATATAATACATTTGCAGTTATTGCTCCAGATTGACTAGCTATAATATAATCCCCTACTGAATTTGAATTTAATGAGCCACCACTTATAGTTATATTAGTTCCTTTATTCCAATCACTATCAGTTGCAAAGTTGCCATTTGTAACTAACTCACTCCCTTCTTGTGAAAAGTCTCCGTTAGATACTTCTTCTGAGCCAATCTCATCAAAGTTTCCATTTTGTACAAGCTCTGAACTAATGATATTTACATCTTCAACTAATCCTTGTGCATTAACTCGAGTTGCCAAACTACCTCTTGTGAAATCAAAATCTGCATCTCCATTTTGTGGATAAACACTATATAATTTACCATCTTTATACCCACTTGGTATCATTCCTATACTTGGTGCATCCATCTTAGCTTATTTTTAATTCTTGATATTTAATTCCGTAAAAACTATGTAAACCTTCATCGCTAATATTAATAGCGTATGATTTCCAACCGTAAGGGTGGTCTACGTTACCCTCTTCGTCTTGTTCTAGATTTCTCCAACAAGCATCAACCATATATTTATCTCCATATACAGCTTCTGTCAATACATTACCTTCAGCATCGTAAGTAGCTTGCTCTAATACAGAAAAACCTAATTTTACAAATGCGTGACGATGAGTAGGGTTACCTTCCTCATCTATACCTAAAGCATCGATTTTTGCTTCAGCTTGTTCTTTTGAGTTAAACTCGTACTTTCCTATATACATCTTTTTTAATTATCTTATCATATCATCCTCCTTATGTAAAGGAAAATGCTTTTTGTTTACACTTATTATAACTATAGAGGTATCTATTACCCTTATAGTTATAACTTTTAGTTAAAGTTTATACATTCAGTTGATTCTACAATACCACCGTCAGCAATTACCCTAGCAGTATATACACTAACTACTGGATTTGCTAAATCATAGTAGATATCTCCCCAATCATCTTTAACTGGAGAACCCCACCAACTTACATTATATATCTCGTTTGCCATCTTTTTCTTTTATTTCTTTATTTACTTTGTTATAGAAAGTTTCTAGCTTAACTATATTTTTCTTTTTTATTTTATACTTACCTCTTCCCATCATATTAAACAGACCCCATCATATTAAAGAACAAAACTAGAGAAACTATCTGGCTCTCTATCTGGATACATATCACCATTCTTGTTATTTAAATACTCTGGGTATTTAGTGCTATTGAAACACATATGGTCTACAAATCTTCTTGTATAGAACTCAGCTCTATCTGTTACTTTACTTTGCATTCTATCTATATCATCAAAGTCTACTGATTCAGACTCTTGTCCTCTGTGCTTAGTAATACCTCCATTATCTATTCTAAACATAGCAAAAGGCAAGTATTCTAATTGAGTGAACCATACTAACATAGGCTTAATATAATCGTCTCTAAGAGCTTTATAATCAGCATTAGCTACTAAGTTTATATCACCAGATATTATTAGTTCTTGAAGCTTGTCATATAGCCTACCACCTAAGTAGTTTTGTATGTGCATATCTTGAGCTACCTCAATATAATGAATTAACTTGTCTGCATCTGTATTACCATCTATAATAGACTTAGCTTTTAAGTCTGCTATACTTATGAATAACGCTTTCTTACTCATATCCTAATATTTTTCTAATTTTACTTAATAAACTAACTTCTTTATCTTCTACTTCTTCAATCAATTCTTCCACAACTTCCTCTACAGTTTCTTCCACAACTTCTTCTTGACTTGATAACTTTTCACCAGTTTCCTCTTCTTTTCTAATCTTAGTAGATATATTATCTAACTCAGTAAATTCGATAGGTTGTAATGTAACAAAGTAAATATCTTGAACGATTCCATTGAACGATAGTATGTCTTCTAAACAGTATTTGATTTCATCTTGGAATGGCCTTATAATTACATTGTCCATTAATACAGAGGCTGTTCTTAATTCTTCTGCGTTGTTACCGAATCCAGTATTATCTTTTATACCTAATAAAATAGGGGATACAATACCGTGACCTAACATAATCTTTTCTCTAGCTTCATCAGATAAGAATTGATATTGTGCGTGAGCATCTGGTAAGTGAATAGCTTCTATATCAGCTTTAGTTTCAGCAGACTCATTAAATGCTATAATAGTTCTACCAGCATTTGAGCTACCAGAAAACTTATCATTAATCTTTCTTTCAATCATTCCTTGAGTTTCCTCATTAGGAATACCATTATTAAAATTAATAAATAAAGATGGAGCTAAACCATTTTGTATATTAGATATATGATAGTTACTTACTTCACATTCTAAATCAGCATATTGTAAACAAGCTTGATAGTCTGGAGTAGAGTAGTAATAGAATCCACTTCTATAAGGTTTAACTACATATATTTCTTCTCTTTGTGATTTAAGACCGTGACCGAAACAAGGTATTCTTGCTGGCTTATCGCTAGGTTTTAATTCAGACCATTTAGGGTGATAGTAGTATGCTTTTATAACACCTTTCTTATCACACTTTTCAGCTCTTAATGTTTCCATAGGGAAGTGAGATATTTTAACAATCTTAGTCTTTTGCTTATTGTATATTACTTTCAAAGCACCTTGACCTAATTTCTTTCTATCAATAACTAATTTCTTAATCTCTCTAGGTCTTAATAATTTTTTCATTCTAACATAATGCTCTGGTAATAAATCAGAATTAGTAGATTCAATTCCTCTACCAAATATCATATCTGCAATACCATTGTTACATCTAGCGTTAGTTGGACTAGAAGTATCTAAGTCGATTAATCTACCAAAATAGTTATTATCGTCTCCCCAAGATACCCATTCCTTGTTGTGTACTTCTTTAACCTCTGGTGCTTCATATGAAGAGAGGCTAAGTATTCTTACGTTATTCTTATTATCTTTACTCATTATATAATGTATGTATTATCATCTATTTCGTTAGTAGATTGCTCGTAAACATCAGCAGAAACAACGTGTTTAATTTCGTAGTTATTCTGACTCGTACAGTAAATCTTATCTCTATATGATAAGTTGTCATCAGATTCTATTTCCATAAAATACATAGAACCTTCTGTCAAAATAGAACTAGAGAATTGCAATGTAGTAAAGTTACTATCTGTTCCTACAATTGCATTAGTTATAACTTCCTTAGTTCCGTCTCCATCACGTCTTATAGACACTTTTAAGCTAATAGAATTAGTTAAGTCTACTCTAGGCATTATAGAGATGGTTTGAGTCGTTTGTATCGGCTGTAATATAATCATAATAAGATAACTACTTTTAGTTTTTTTGTTTTATATATATAAAAAGAGGGGCATCATATTAAATACGATACCCCTCATAATAAACAGAAAGTAAATTCTATTAAGAACCAGCAGTTACTGAGAACCCAGCTCCAGCAATGTCTCCAGCATCTAAGAAATTAGCTGGTGCTTTCTCCATACCAGTAAAGGTAAGAGTATAACCAGACATATCTCCCATAGCAGCTCCAGACACGATAGTACCACCAGATACATCTAAACCGTGTTCTAAACCAGCTAAGAATACATTACCATTGTTATCTTCAACTAAGATAGAAGGACTTCCGAAAGCTAATAATTTAACTGTCTTGTGGTCTTCTTTAGTTAACTTAGTCAATTGCAATTCTAATACTTGTTCGAAAGTAGTAGTTCCATTCTCTCTAGAAGATTGGATGTTTTCTGTATAAGTAGAAGCTCCTTTAATGTCAAACTTGTAAGCATCAACAGCAGAACCAACGGTAGTAATAACGTCAGTATCTGTAGAATCATAAGCAACATTAGATAAGGTGATAGCTCCTTTATTGATGAAGTAAACAGCGTTTAATCCTCCAACAGAATCTTTACAAGGCTCAATACGTCCTCTTGAAATATCACAACTCATTTTGTATAATTTTATAAGGTTAATAAAAAAGGGTGAGTAGATTAACCACCCACCCTTCTAATAATTAAAGAACTAAATCTTAGTTAGCAGAGTTAGCGATTCCGTAAGTTACGATGTCTTCAACGATACCGTACTGTACAGCAGCAGTAAATCGCATAATAACTCTTACGTTTTGAGAACCATCAAGGTCAGCCATATCTAAAATCTTAACTTCGTTTTGGTCAGATAAAAGACCAGTACCGAAATGTAAGTTATCTTTAGTAGTAGCAACCATTACGTTACTTGCAAGTCCGTTAGCCATAAAAATCTTAACACCATCAAAGTATTGGATGTTGATGTCTTGATTGTTTCCTTTATCTTGGAAACCAGCTCCACCTTGACCATTAGCTTGAAAACCACCTAAAGCTCTCTTGTAAGCTCTAAATACGTTTTGTGCTACATAGATAGATAAGTCTTCTCTTCCGTATAATGCAGAAGGAATAGCGTCTACAACTTTTCCTAACTCTTCAACAACGTTAGAAGCGTCAATAGTAGTTCCAGCAACTTCTTGAGCAGCTGGTAAAGCAGCATCAGCAGCTAATAAAGCAGAAAAACCATCAAATTCACCGTCTTGAGAATCGTCTCCAGCCCAGATGTTTTGTTCAGTTTTCATTGCAACTTTAGCAGCAACGTGTTGGATTAAATATTCTTGGAAAGAAGAAGGTAAGTTATCAAAAGCAGAGTAACCCATAGAGATTGCATCCCAGTCACTTCTGAAATCTTTCTTACATAATTCTAAATTTACTTGAAATTCTTTTGGTTCAAGAATTCTTTCAGTTAATGTTAAAGTAGAAGTGTCAGCGAAATCACAAGAACCATCTTTTACGATAGCGTCTAATTCCATTCTCTTTACAACTTCTTTGTACTTTACATTAGGTCTAACAGTTAAACCACCGTTAGCGATAGTGTTACCAGCCAATAAAGCAGCAGAAATATATTTTCCAGCACTTTCTCCAGCATAGGTAGTAGTAATACTTGTACTTGTTGCCATAATTTTAGCGTTTTAAATAATAATTATTAATTGTTAATCATCCAAGCTACTCTTTGTGCTGTAGTCATTGGTTGTTTGTTTACGTAGGGATTTATATTTCTTTTTTCAGTAACGCTTTCTGGTGAATGCACTACTTCTTCTTCTACTTCTTCAGAAAGTTCTACGTCTTCTTTCTCTTCTGTAGATAGTTCAGCTGGAACATCAGCCTCGCTGTAATCAGACTTATCTTCCATCATTGTTTTCATCATAGCTAAAAGCTCAGATTTCAATGCAGACAATTCGTCTTGTGTAGCGTAGTTAGGCATAGGTTGTTCCTTTTCTTCTTTAGGCTCTTCTTCTAATTCAGTTTCCTCTTCGATTACCTCTTCTTTAGTTTCTTCAGATGCTTCAACAACAACTTCTTCAACTACTTCTTCAGTAGCTTCCTCAGTAGATGCTTCTACAACCTCTTCAACTTTTTCTTCGATAACTTCTTCAGTAACTTCTTCAGTAGAAAGAACCGTCTCTTCTACAACCTCAATTTCGTTAGTAGGCTCTGCTTTTGCAAGACCAACTAATTCTTTGATGTTTGTAAGGATTTCTTTACTATTCATAATTTACCTATTTTATATTAATATAACTATTTTTTCTACAACTGTTTTATATTCAGACATATAACACTAATAACCAGAGAGTTAACTTAATAACCCTCTGGCTTGTAGTTTGTTATGTTAATCCGTTAATATTTACAGT